TATTTCTGCCGAACCATTCATTAACGATGATTACTTCATTAGATTTCATCTCTACTTACCCTTGATACTTTTTAATCGTTTTTGAGAAACGACTTTTATCTCGTCCTCGGATAGCACTTAACAATTTCTTTTCTAATTGTACAGCCTGAACATCATCATAGTTGCGTTCTATAAACTCAATTAAATTAACAGCACTAGTAATAATATTATTGCCGCGTGACTCGACAATATGTGGAATGTCTCGGTTGCTACCGAAATTTTCTAGTTCTTCTAACAGGCTTTTAGTTTTCTTTTGCATAAGTGTAATCCCTTACTACTATTTAGTCTACCATGTCCATTTTGGATATTATTTGTCTTTTAATGTGTTCAGTAATGACTTAAGTTTAGTGCTTTGTACATCACCGTTTACTTTCTTTTGCTCTGGAAGCACTTGTTCATGTACTGCCTGATCAGTTGCCCCTACTTGTGATGTTGTTTTAAACTTATCCATGATAGATTGTGCAGATGGTTGTGCTGTATTGTGTGTTGGAGCATTAGTGCCTGGGTCTGTAATACGCAATGTTTCTACATCAAATGCTAATTCTACTTTTTGTCCTACACCAGAACTTGATCTTGTCTTCATCAACTGAATTTGATACTGTCCACGTTCTCTCATACTGCGTGATGTAAAGATACCAAATACATTATCTGCTGTATTGATTTTAGATATACCACCTGAGATATGACTGTGATCAAATTCAATTTCTTCTACAGCACTTCTGTTTAACTGTGATGCAGTTACAAAAACTATATCTAATTCTATTGCCAAGTTGCGTAATTCTTCTGAGACATACTTGTCTTTAACAAACAAGTCACTAGGACTTACTTTGGCACTTACAGGCATTAACAAATCCAAATAGTCAACACACATAAAGTCTAGTTGCTTTCCTGTTTGTATTTGTAGTTCTCTAGTATATGCTCTAAGATCATTGACTGTAGACTGTGCCGGCATATATTTAATTTGAAAGTTTCCAGATGCTTTTTGTTTCATCTTTACTTTCATTTCAACATTATCTAAGTCTCTGAACACTTCTTTAGCCTTGGTATCAGTCAACATAGAGTCAATACGCATTGCTGATAGATGTTCACTCAATTCTAATGTAACGTACACACCTGATAATCCTTGCTCTACCCAGTTGACAGATAGATTTTGCATGAACAATGACTTACCTGAACCTGAACCTCCTGCAAAGATTTGTAGTTCTCCTTTATTAAAACCCCCATAAAGTTTTTGATCTAACACGGGCCAACCACATGAGATTTGACCATTGCTTGATTTTAGATGCATAAGACGACCTCTTGGGTCAGCAAAGTAATCGATACCTAAGTCTCTTTGTAATGATATTTGAACTGCATCTTTGATTAACTTTTCAACTGGATCATAATCACCTTGTTCAAGTAAATCTGCTGATGCCATGATTGCTCTTTCTAATTCTTGTCTACGAGTAAAAGATTCAAACTCATTCATAAACCATTCATAATGACCATCGTCTAAATCTTCAACAGGATTGATTGTTTCCCCTGTCGTTGCTTTGATTTGTGTTGAGTCAGGCAATACTTTGTAACTGTCTGAATGTTCTCTCATAAATTCTGCGACAGGTCTTAATCTCCTATCGAAATTCTCGGAATTGAATATATTAGTAACTCTAACAAACAACTCTGCGTTTGTTATCATCATTCGTAAGAACAATTCTTGTACGTCTGCGTTAAATTCTTTTAGCAATCTTATTCCTCATAACTTCTACTTTAATTTTACTGTTTGTAGCGGAGTCTAATATACTTAGTAGTGTATTCAAACGTCCATATTTAATTACTGCATCATTTGCATCTTTGACATCTTCTGACCAGTTAGGTAATGCCACATCATAGCCTAGTTCTAATGCTCTTTCACATATACCTAATCCTGTTTTGTCCTGATCAGGAATAACAATAACACGTTTACCCAAATTGTTAATAACAGCAACTTGATTATCATTAATTGTATCATGTGTTAATGCTAAACCGTTTAATGATATTGCATCAAAGATACCTTCAAAAACTAAAACTACTTCCCATTCTTCTTTCTGTAAGTCAGTACCAAATACATAGCCTTGTTGTTGATCGTTAATGAACTTAGGATTTCTATCATCCATAAATCTAATCGTACTACCAACTACTTTGTTTTCATATGTGTAAGGTATAACAATACCCTGTGAGTTTCTGCCTTCTGCTTTAGGATTAACCATGAAAGGATAATCATTATGCTTCAGTCCTCTCTTGTTCAAATAATCGATGTAGACTTGATGATCTTTATTGGCTGTATAAATCAGTTCACCTTCTGGCATTTTTTGTTCTTTAAACTTAGGTAATTTAATTTGTTTCTTTTTGCGTAAGATAGAGTCTAACAAATCTTTGTGCTGAATAGAATGCAACGACCATTTATTAATGTCTTGATCTGGCATGTTGCACCAAGATAAAAATGAACGTGTTCGTTTGCTAATTGCTCTACCTAGTTTGAAGCCACATTTGTAACCACAGTTGAAACAATGATACTGCCAATCATCTCCATCTGCTTTGATACCACCACGCATTCTTTTGTCAGGGTTATGTCCATTGTGGGAACAACAAGGAGCATTGAATGACGTCCAGCCACTTTGCGTCTGCTTCTTTTTGCCAGGGATAACCGTAAGTATATCAAACATACTTGTTATTATACAATAAAGTTAATTGAAAAACAATAAGATTGGGTGACTTATCTTGCCAAAATAGTAACTATGTTACCCACATTTGCTTCAAACTTAAGTTTGATAAATGGATGATAACCGTTAATAGTGTAGCCTATAGTTCCTGATTCACTAGCACCATTACTTGCATTCCCATATTGATATGAGTCAATGTCATAGAAACCAGAATCAACTAGTGTAGAACCTTGTATAGTTACATTACCAACATAGTTCGCATAATCTAATGATGTAGTTAGCACAGGATTATCTTGTGTGTTTATAATACTTGAGAAGAATGTAACTGCTTCTGAATTTGCGTTAGCAGTATTAGAAGGAAGTGTTGCGTCACTAGGTATTGTTACTGTTTGTGAAGGAACATAAGAAGGTAGAATAGAATCAACAAAGTTAAGATCACCTCTTGCACCTGCTTTAGAATCTACAAACACAGGTAAGTTTAAGTTACCACTTGGCCATTCTAATGAGTAATATGCTTGTTGTGCTGAAATGTCTTCGATTTCTGCGGCTGTCGTATTCAGTTGAAAGATACCATTGACATCTAGTACTGGAGTCAAAGCCTTTCTGAAAAGGATTTCGGTACCATCTGAATTAATGGCTCTAAATGATATCTGCTGATTAGCAGTAGCAATCGATGATAGATCAACAGGCTTCTGTTCCTGATTCAGAAACTGAAACTGTAATTGGTTGTCAACGCCTTTATTTAACGTTAATGGTTTTGAATAAACTGGCATATATTTCCTTGGACTTGTGCCGGACAGAACCACAACGATTTGTCTGACTGTATATGTATATACTGATGTAGTGTAAGACACAAATTCTAATCTCCTGTTAGTTATATTTATCTTTACTTTGTTTAAAGAAATTTAACCATTTTTTTCATACACATAAATACTTTACATATATGACAGATTCAAAGAAACCAATAGATTTTTTCCAAAAACTAACTGAATCCCACCCCTTTATATCGGTACTACAATATGCAGGACAAGACTTTGTAGGCATCGTGCAAAACCGAGACGACCTTGTTACAACTATATACGACTACGGTGCCATAGTTGATGCAGATAAACGTATAAAGTTTTTAGAATTAGGTGATGTCTGGTGGTGGGAATCCAATCGTCAGATACCTATTCATTTGTTTCTAAAAGCAGAGTGGTGGATGTTTAAACCTTTCTTAAGAACATTCAATAACAAATCGTTAACAATGTTGCACGGACCTATTGTCAGTATGACTGACTTTCAAAAGAAAAGAGTTAAAAGAAAATCTATTACCTTAGTGAAGCGGACTTACTAATCCTTTTAGCCATTCTCATACTTTGACGTTGCTTCTTTGTTCTACGTTTCTTAGCCAATTCTAAACTCAAATCACTAGTCACACGTTCTTCAAACAGTACTCCTAGCAGATGATCAAACTCATGTAAGAACACACGGGCTTGAATCCCAGTAAGATGTTTTTCTTTAACTACTTCACCGTCAATTTGCTGATAAGATACAGTACATTCAGAATTTCTTCGTACATGTAACCAGAGATCAGGGAAACTTAAACAACCTTCTAAGAATAATTCTTTCTCTCCTTGAAGATCATCAACTTGAGGATTTATAAAAGCCATTAATTTATCATCAGTACCCATGATAAAGATATTCTTCATTACACCTAATTGAGGAGCCGCTAAACCTATCCCTGGATGATTGGGATTAAACATAACTTTAGTCATTGCTTTGATTAGTTCAGTTGGATCTCCATCTAACTTAAAGTCCCATGGCTCACTGGATTCCTTTAGTTTAGGATCGTTTTCTCTTAGTA